GGAAAATATGCGTTCTGATTTGTGCAGATGGGAACCGATGGGATGCGGGGATTCGGATACCAGTGCTGAGAGTGGAGCAGCATGTGTATCGTGAATTCGCTGCACAGTCGCATTTTACCGGCACCGTATATCGAGGTCAAGAGTACGGAGAACCTGACGAGGTGTTCAGGTTGGTGGATGAATCCACTGCCGGCAGATTCAAGTGCCAATTCTACGAGAACGTTGGGGTGACTTTTGAAGGGGTAATGCCCGACATGAGGCATTCTGGAGATCAGTACACAACTCTCGGCAATAACATTGATAATGTCGGAGCGAGTGCTGTGATCGCGTTGCGAGTGGATGCGGTGCTAAATGACGGGCCGATTGATACGCTGGGTGCGGTCAAGGCGGTCGTGGAGACGGGCTGGAAGCAGATGGGAATTAAGTCTGATGTACAAGTCCACTGGAATCCATTGCATGGCGACTTTTGTTCGAGTCGCTTGATGCCTGTGAGAGGTTCCTGGTGGTGCATACCGTTACCGGGCAAGTTTTTGGCCAGGTTCGGGCTTTCGGTTAGTTCCTCGCGAACCATAGAGCAAGTGCGTGCGATCGTTCACCAGTTCCAGGTGTTCGTCAACGTGCCGTTCATTGGTCCCGTTATAGAGCGGGTACGGAGCTTGGTGGGTGTCGGGGAGGAAGATCTCCCTGACGACTATAAGTACAGTATGCACTATAAATCATCAGAAATGGTGCCGCTCCCGTGTGAAGATACGTGGGAGTGGTTTGTGCAGACGTACGGAATTGGTCAAGCCGAGCATAAGTTGGTGGAGTTGTCAATGACTTCTATCACCGCTCTACCGTGGTTGGTCGAAATCCCAGCAATCACGGCTCTTTTCGACGTCGACCTGGCCTTGGACCAGGCGGCGAGTAGCGCGATGTCCGCGGGTCTGGTCAGTCCGCAGGCGCTATATAAGTGGATAGTCGTCGCGACCGAAACTGTTGCTGCATGCTTTCAGTCACCAAGGAAACTTTTGAAGTGTCTATCGAGTACAGAATCTTTTGTGCTTGTAAACGCCGACGAAATGACCGGACAGAAGAAGAAGAGCAAGCAACCCAAGCGAGCACCCCCGCAGGTGCTACCCCCGCAGCGGAACAGGCAGAACAAGCCGCAGAAGATGGGCAACCAAGGTGCGATCGGGAAAACCCACAAACAGCGTGGACCCGGTCCGATGGCCAAGGGAGACCAGTCGACTGTGCTTCAGCACTCTGTTCCGGAGCTGGACGATATCCTGGAGAAGGACGAGTTTGTGGCGGACATTGTCGGTTCCAATGGGACTGGTAATGTGAAAGTCACTAAGTACGCGTTTAACCCGGGGCAGGCCAGTCTGTTCCCCCTCGGTTCCCCCGAGGCCAACAAGTGGACAAACTGGAGATGCATTTCTGCGATTCCGTATGTGTTGCACGAGGTGAGCGAGTTTGCCACTGACGGGTCCACCGGAAAGGTGTACCTGGCTATGGACTATAACGCCGCCAATGATGCACCGACGACGAAGCAGCAGTTGGCCGACATGCATTCGGCCAGTGCGATGCCCTGTGAGGATTTCTCCTTGAAGCTCATCCCACGGTTGTTGAACCGCGCTGACCCGAAGTATATCCGAAACGGCCCAAAACCGGCCGGGTCGGACATCAGGTTGTATGATGGAGGGAATCTCTATGTTGCAGCCATCGGGCAAGCCGGCACGACGAGGTTGGGAGAGCTCAGGATTCGGTACAAGTTCAAGCTCGAGCTGCCCACACTGTTGAACCCAACCGGGCTGTTGACAGACGACAGCACTGTGTCCCAGTTCCAATCCACTGGCAACGAAGTTGATGCCAATGGGTCTGGAGTGGCGTATCAGATGCTGGTTGCAACAGCTGCTGCCAATGGAATCGGAGCAGTCAATACTGCCGGATCCATTGTGCCGCCTGCCGGAAACTATTTGGTGACCGGCCAGTTGACAGCGATCTTCGGAAGTTCCGCAAACACAGGGGTTGTTTCCACTCTTTTGAAGGGTGTTGCAACGGTCTCTACCCAGTCGATGACGTATGCCACTGCGGTTAATACCACTGTGGCAATCAACGTTGGCGGGTTGGTGTCTTGCAACGGAACCGATGCGCTCACCTGGTCCGTGACGCCCACGTATAGTGGAGGTGGAAGCCCGTCGTTCTTCGGGTATTTCAACCTACAGTTGGTGTGAGGGTAAATTAAAAATACAAAAACATTGCCACACTGCATAAGAGGGTGCAGTGCAACAGCGAGCGACGCTCGTTGGTAGAGAACTACCCCACTGCTCGTGGTAAGTGGCTTGGTTGCCATGAAGAGCCCCCGCCCTAGACACGTTTGTGGCCGGCCCAAAACACGGGTTGGCTGATGGTGCGAGTCCAGACTAGGG